GAGCCACACCAGAAGTACAAGAACAAGGGCGGGGATATCCTGCCGTCTGTTACTTCGATAATCGCAAAGCATATAGCCATTCCCCAGCTGGTGCCTTGGGCGTTTGGGCTAGGCAAGAAAGGTAAGTGCCTCGAGAAAGATGGTGGTAAGAAGCGCAGGATCGGATCGATATTCCACTTCGGTACCCACGGTTTCCTAGATGGATTCAAGTGCGACTTCAGCCTGTGTGCCAAAGACGAGGTCGAGTGTGCCGAGGAGATGATCGAGGGATTTAAGAAGTGGTGGTGGAAGAGCGGTCTGGATCGCATCCACTGCGAGCTTCAGCTTGCCAGTGATAAGCACGGCTTCGGTGGAACTGTAGACCTTATCGCTCGGGATAAGCAGGGGAGGCTGGTGCTGGTTGACTTCAAGACCAGCTCATCCCTGAAGCCCCAGTACGAACTGCAGATGGCTGGTTACAAGATGCTCTACGAGGACTGCCACCCGTTCGACGAGGACATTGAGGCAGTGAAGTTACTTCGTATCGGGTACGAGAACGACATTGAGGAAAGAAACTTTGAGGACTTAACCCCGCAGATGGAGGCGTGGAAAGCGATCTTGCGCTTCCATTCTGCATACAAACAAATCGAAGATCGCACGAAAGGACAGAAAACATGGCCACGGAAACGCAAGTCAAAGGCATCAAGCTAAACCTGTTTGGAAACAAACGGGCAGAAGAAAACCCGAAGGCACCTAAGTTCGCCAGCCCTCGCAAGAAGGATGGAGAGAAGTGGGTGGACGAGGCGATTGAGATCCCTGCTGGCAAGTACAAAGCTGCTTGCTGGGTTCGGGACGATAAGAACGGCAACAAGATGTTGTCGATTACACTCACCGATGTGGGCGGTGCCGTCTCGGGTGGTGATATCTTTTAATGAAAGATAAACCATTCTGGGAAAAGGAAGCTGCTGGCAAGAGGCTTGGAAACAAGCTCTCGCCTAAAGCCAAAGCCTATGCAAAGGCCAAGGCTAAGGCTGCTGGCAGACCCTATCCCAACCTAGTGGATAACGCAGCTGCCTCTAGGAAGTACTAATCGGTAAGCCGAGATGCCAATCAATTCTTGCGCCAAGGGTAAGCGTGGAGAAAGAGCATGGAGGGATTTCCTTCGTGCCGTTGGTATCTCGGCTCGGAGGGGCAGACAGTACTCGGGTTCCCCAGACTCTCCCGATGTTGTGTCGGATGACGGCATGCACTGGGAAGTGAAGTGGGTTGAGAACCTGAATGTGTGGAAGGCCATCGAGCAGTCGGTCAGGGACTGCGGGGCTGGGAAGGTTCCAGCGGTGGCGTTCAAGAAAAACGGAACAGACTGGCTGGTTGCCATGAGAGCTGAGGATTTCCTTAAGATCAAGGGCAACTGCAAAGCAGATGAAACTAAAACGGAGGTTAAGGGAATATGGATAAAGCATTAACTGCATTGTTCTTAAGTGTTTGCATCAGCAACGCAGACCCGATCAAGGTCAGGCTAACAACCTATCATCGTGGTGAGGATTCATACACTCGAAGACTGAAGAGTGCCTCTGGCTACACGCTCAAGGAGGGCATCTCAGTTGCAGCTGACCCTCGGGTCTTTGGTTACGGGAACTGGATCTATATCGACGGCATTGGTACCCGTCAGGTTCACGACACGGGTTCTGCTGTGATCAGCAGGAAAGCAAGTGGTGGGAAATTCCCCGTGATCGATGTGTTCTTTCACAGCCGTAAGGATGCGGAAGCGTTCGCTAATTCCCACAAGTACGCACTGGTATACCGATGAAAGACTTCGCCATGTTTGACTCAGAGATCGAGGGTCGTGTCCTTGCAACCGCAATGTCCGATCCAGATGTTCATAAGGAAATCTGTGGCTGGTCTTCCGACCTGTTCGGCAATCCAGTCTCCAAGCAGCTCCACTCTTTGATGGTCAGGCTCGGTGCCAAGGGCGCACCCGCCGATCCAGTGCTGTTGGTTGGCGAGCTGAAGAATGGTGAGCGTCAGATGATGACCCACTTCGTTGGACAGCTTGCGACCAAGGATCTTGTCCCAACTGCAAAGCACCTAGCTTCCTTCGAGGACAGGCTAGTGGAGATGGCCAGACTGCGTTCGATGTATGTTGCAGCTGAGAACTCTCTGCGACTGATTAAAGATGGGGCACCATCAGCCGAAGTGTCGGCATCGATGGAGGAGTATACCAACACAACCAGCCTCGGGAGATCCAAGGGAGTTGAGATCGGGGATGCAGCCCACTCGGTAACCCAGAAGGCAAGAGACCTTATCAGGACTGGGGCTACCTACTCTGGTCTGCCCACTGGGTACTCGGAGCTGGATCATTGTATCGGCGGGCTGACCAACGGGCACCTGATCCTGCTTGCTGGGTTTACCAACATGGGCAAGTCGGCCTTCGCTATTCAGCTTTGTTACAACGCACTGAAGAACGGCAACAAGGTCGGGTATATTTCGATGGAGCTTACGGCTGGTGACATTGCCGAGCGTATGATCGCACTGTCCGAGAGGTTCAGCACGGATGAGCTGAGAACACTTGGAAGCATTACGCCAGATCAGCTGGCAACGCTGGACTCCGTTGCGAACGAGATGCGGGAACTCCCGCTGGTGGTGATGGATCGCCCGACATGGTCGGTCAACGAGATCAGGGCTGAGGCCAGAAGGCTGAAGCGTAAGGGGTGCAAGCTCCTCGTCATCGATCTACTCGGCAAGGTCAGCGTCGATACCAAGAAGCAGGACAGCAGGGCTAGGGAGCTTGAACTTGTGGCTGTGCATACCAAGGCACTTGCCAAGGAGCTGGACATTCCGATCCTCGGTTGCGTCCAGCTGAACAGGCAGTCTGTCTACGACTCACAGGCAGAGCTTCACCATCTAAAGGACTCCAACGGACTGGCCGAGAATGCCGATGAAGTTCTCATCCTTGACCGCAGGAACCCCAAGATTAACGACTTCAAGCTATTTGTTAAGGTGAGGAAGTCTCGTCGTGGATCGAACCACTCGGACATCCCATTCAAGTTTAACCCGAAGCACCAGAGCTTCCGTTACGAGAAGCCAGACGCACTATGAAGATCGAAGTTAAAGTTCGGGGCAACTGCGAACAGTATCATTTGACTACTACCAGCTTCCTTGGAGAATGTCGCCTCGGCTCACGATGGGTTATGGGTGGAGACCTGCCCGATCTCGGATGGGATCAGCCTACAAAGGTATTGGCCGAGGAAGCGAGGAAGCAGTGGCAGTCTTATATCGACGAACGTCAGATCAACAGAAGCAAATCATCTCGACGAAGGGGGACGAAGTGACCACTTACGAAGACCAATCGAAGCGGGCACTGGAGATCGGCCTTCAGCAGGCAACCGAATGCAATGAGCGTTTATGGCTACACAACCGAAGAATGTTTGGTGCCCTTTACCATGTACACGAATCGATCAAGGCCATGAAAGAAAAGCCCGAGTGGATGAGCAGAGTTGTTGCAGCACTCGAGGACAAGGAGCCGTGAGCTGGGATGGATATTGTAATCTCATTGTTGAAGGACATGTGGTGCCTGCTGGGTCTTGGTTTATACGCCCCGAGGGGCAACAAGGTTTTACCGAAGACGATCTCATCTACTACACCAAGCCTGATGGAACTCAGGTGGGAACAAATGCGAGCGAGGTCGAGATCGTTGACCCCGTCTACGGAAAGGTTTACCCGTGATTACCTTCCTTCCTAACGAACGCTGGGTTCAGACACCCAAGGGCGAGGGGCTATGGCTTGCCCTGATTGACTATGGAAAGACCGACAACCCTGTCTACCTGATCGAGCTGAACACTGGAGAACATATCTGCGTGGATATGTGCGAGGTCAGGGGAACTGAGAACGCCATGTACGGACTGGACAGACCAAGCCAGCCAGAGAGGAAGATGTGACACACACCACTTGCATGACCGCACCCATCAGCCGTTACACCCCAACAACCGAGGAGCTTGCGGAGACTGCATATCGAGCAGTGATCGACACCATGAACGAAAGCCTAACATCTGGCAAACATGGTGACGGTTCATGGAACCAAGGCGTTGAATCTGACCCACGCTGGCACCTGAGTAGGGTGGCCAGACATGCCATACAGGCACTCATGTTGCTGGATGGTGTGGATCTGAAGGATCAGGAGTCGGTCAGAATCCATACAAGAAACGCATTGGCCAGATCCTGTCTAGCCCTTGCACAATTAGGAGGATAACAAAATGCCAGTCATAATCTTGCCAAAGCCGAAAAAAGAATTACCCTCAGTGGAGGTCGCAGTGAATAGTGGGAAGGGAGAACCTTCCACGGGCACCGTCTGTTCCTCAGTATGCAGCCCTGTTAAACACACTGCCGACCCTTTATTTTTAGATACTCCAACTGTTAAGCAGGACATGACAGCTGGGGTGTGTAGCCCGCTGGTGTTCACACCGAACCAGTGTACCTCGATCATCTTGGATGCACAGGTGACTGGGATGGAGAGGGCTAAGATTCTAAGGGGAGGGAAGTCGATCAAAAGTTATGCGAGGACATGCTCCTCGGCGTGGCTCCCGAGGAACGACAAGAACGATTGGATGTATAAGCGGATGATTGAGGCCACGGCTGAGATCAACGCAAACAACTACGGGTTCCAGATCGATGGCATCCAGTCCATTCAGATCCTGCGGTACCAGCCACTCCAGCGTTTTGATTGGCACTATGACACCTACCCAGATTCTGGCAGGAAACTAACCGCAGTCGTTAACCTGAGTGACCCGAAGGATTATGTCGGCGGTGGTCTCAGGATGTTGGGTGAACTCCACAACAAGAAGTATGTGAGGGATCGTGGTGCAGGGGTCTGGTTCCCGAGCTGTCTCAAGCATTGTGCAAAGGCACCTTGGTGGGGTGAGCGTTGGGTTCTTGTTGCTTGGTTCCTCGGAGGAAACTTCCGATGAAGTTCACCAAGGAATACCTGCAGGAGGCAGCACCCGATGCGATGAAGGCAGACGGGTACGATGACTGCATCGTCGGGATTGGTTACAGGTGTGGATCAAAAGCCGTGCTGGTCTACGACATCGACATGGTCGTGGAAAAGATAATGAAGAGGGATGGATGTAGCTACGACGATGCCCTCGACTTCTTCGAGTACAATATAGGCGGGGCTTATGTTGGTGACGGGACTCCCTTGTTTATGAATCGGAGGTTCGACCCGTGATCCAAGAACTCCCCAGCATTCTTGTCAGTGCAGTTGTTGTGCTTGGCCTGCTGAGTATTTTCCTCGTCGGGTTTATCTTTATCTGCGACGAGATCATCCAAAGGTTCAAGTGATCAAGGTTCGCCTCGAGCTTTATGAGATGCAGCTGGCCTGCTTGGTTGGCAAGGCGAGGAACTTGTCGGCACTCGTGAAGTCATCGAGGGATGCGTACCCTAGCGACAGCCAGAACGCATGGGGTCAGCATATCGACGGGGCGGGGGCAGAGCTGGCGTTCGCCAAGTTCATTGGCCTGTACTGGGACGGATCGGTGGACACCTACCGAAGCGGGACGGGGGATCTTCCGTTCACCCATGTGGATGTGAAGCACTCCCGAGATGGTAAGTGGAAGGTGAAGGAAAGGGACAGGGGGGAATTGGTTTTGGTTAGGGGCACGATGCCCGAGTACATCATCGAGGCGTACTGCACTGCCGAGGATGTTAAGAAGTATGCTCCAGCATATAGCGAGCCTAAGCTGTGGGCGGTGCCCGAGGACGAGAGGCAGAGGGATTTCACAAGCCTCAGAAAGAAGCTGTGGCGTAGGGCATTTGATTCGAGGGAGGGATTGAACCAACCCCCGATCAAATCCGCTACCGAATTACATAAGTGTATTTCAGCAGGGTCTCTGTAGCCGTCTGCGTAGCAGATGCTAACAGGATAAAAGAAAGACATAAGGCTAGTCCGATAGCCACCCCGCATAGAACGAGCGTGGTCGCACGAGCCTCACGAATCTTCCTATCAATAGTTAACTCAATCATCTGTTCCTCCTTTCTGTTTTTATCTGTCTCCGTACAGGGGTAACTCGAACTTGGTATTGAACCTATGCTCGAGCCACTTATCTATTGAGACGAGAGATCCTATGATCTCTTTCTTTTCTTTCTGTGTTATGGCTTTCGCCATGACCGAGTCTTTACCAACACGCACGATGTGCCTTAGCCAGTACCACTGATTGATATTGGGGCAGGACTTCATGTTGTTACCCTCACGCCGAATGCGTTTCCGCATTAGCTCGGAGTGAGTGCCGAGCAACACACCCGACAGACTCATTTCGTTTTCTCCTCGATGAACTCCAGCAACGCCTCTCGGACAATCGATCCGAGTGATCGGTCACCAGACTCCTTCGATATCTTCTCCATGTCTGCCCGTATTTCGTCGGGCAGGTTAACACTAATTCTCATAGCTCATCTCCTCCTGTACCTGTTCGAGACCAGCCCGAACACTTTCTTTGATGTGAACCTCTGCGACACTCTCGTCGAGTTCATCCGTACTTCGGATGACTCCCTCGTCTTTGAGTGTCTCGAGGATGGTTGCAGCAATCGTGTCGAGTGCTTCGTCATCCTCAAGAAGCTGGGATAGCTTCATCATTTTCTTTCCTTTCTTGGTTGTCTGTCAGATCACGAACAGCTTTGAAAAGCTGTTGGAGCTTCCAGTTGTTTTCGTTTCTCAGCTTCTCATCATGGATGCTGAAGTTGAGTCGCAGGTCGCACGAGATGTGGCTCGCATGATTCCCGCTGATCGTCAGGTCTACCCCGACCTTCCCGACTTTCTTTGTGTGTTTACTCGACGGCCACTCCGAGCGGAGGCACTTGTCGAGTGAGTAAGATGAGTTCTTGCTGAACGCATCTTCCCTTGGATCGTCGAGGGATTTGCCTGCCCTTATAAATCCAAGAGACCTCCTCAAGGCAAGTACTGTCCTCCTGTTACGCCTTCTGTTGACTGCATGGAATGCGTTCTCCGACTCGTACTTTGCGGGTAGCTCCCCAGCCAGCTTGTTCAACTCAGCGAACAGGGCTGGCACATAGGCCAAGCTGTCGCTCTTGAATCTCCACTTGATTGGTAGCTTGTAGTACTGGGAGAGAACCAGCCCCCAGTCGGACTGGATGCAGGTTGCCTCACCTCGCCCGCCTTGAAG